CCTCTCCTCTGGTTTTCTCACATCTGTTCTTATGTCCATTGCTTGCGGAGTAGGCAACAAACCAGACTCTATCCCTTCTGTGTGGTGCGTTGACGGATACAGCTGGAAGTACATACGGTTGTACTTCGTACCCTTCAGCTTCCAGGTCAGCTTGCACTTCGTGGAAAACCAACCCGTCTGACCAATTAACAAGTCCGAGAACGTTTTCGCCCACAACCCAACGTGGTTGAACCTCTTGAATGCAGCGGAGCATCTCCGGCCAGAGGTGTCTCTCATCTTCTTTACCAAGTCGCTTTCCTGCTGAGGAGTATGGTTGACAAGGGAATCCTCCTGTGAGAATATCAATTCTGTTTGCATATTTTGTGAAGTCTGTTTTTGTTATGTCAGTAAATTGTTCAGCATGTGGCCAGTAGTGATGTAAAACTTTTTGCCCAAATGTATTCCATTCGCAATGAAATTTGTTCTCCCATCCCATCCATTCAGCAGCCAAGTCAAATCCTCCGATACCAGAAAATAGTGATCCGTGGGTCATTTTATCTTAGTTTTATCAGGATTGCTTCCTTTATCATTAAACTTGATGTACTCATAAGATGGGTAATATAAGTCAAACATCTCCTCTGACCCCCATATCTTAGGATGGATTTCAAACATCCAGTTACCATCTTTTAACCGCCATCTAACATTTTTCCGTTCTAAATTGCCTTGAATGTACTCAGTAATTGAGTTAGTCTTTTTTTGATGCATTGTGTTGTGTTTTTTAGTGTATAAAATGTGTGTGAGACGATAAAAATAATGATAAATACGGGAATTGATACAATGAAAAAATAAATTACCATTAGGATGTAAAAGAATGTTTTCATATATTGAAGTCCTTTTTGAAGTGATAAGTGGTGTAATCTTTCTTGTTCATCACAGCCTCATATATCTTATCCTCAATGCCTCCTTTGCTAAATATCCAATGAATATTTGCTTCTTTGACTCTATCTTTCGTTTGTATTCTTGCTCTTGCTTGCCAGTAAGATACTGCCGAGAAGTCAATATTTAAGAAAATCAGTGCATCAGCAGTTGAGATATTGACCCCTTCGCGACCAGATTGGATTTGTGATATGAACACCAAATTGGTTGACTCATTGAAGATTGTTGCCTCATTTGTCAAGTTTTCTGAGCCAAAAACATATCTTATTGCCATCTCTTCAGCTATAAACTTATAATATATGGCAATCTTTACCCCATTAAACTTTTCTTTAATGTATTCAACCTTTGAGTAGTCAACAACCTTCGCCATCCTTTCCGGCTCATCAACAATGACAGTCCCAGAATACACTTGGTGCAATTTTTGCAACAACTTGACTGCCGTATCCCCAAGAATGACCTGACCCTCTTTGTTCCTCACAATCTTATCTATTCGTAGCCTATTTGCAAGTGTATAGGTTGACTGAAGCATCTCAACGTGATGGATGTGTTCATTTACAAGTGACTCAAAGCCTGCTTGCTCTTGTGTGAACGTGAGGAATAGATGACCACACAAGTCCATCACCATTTTTTTATCTGCTTGGTCATAGTTGTTGAATGACTGCCCATTTATCTTCATCTTCTTTACGTTCACAAATTGCGTGGCCCATTTGTAGAAGTTCTGATAGTGGTCAAATGGTGAGTAGCTGCTGACCCAGAACTGATGGTAAAGCTGAGAGAATGACTCAGGGTTGGGTGTACCACTAAGGTAGATGATAGGCTTACCAAAGCAAATGCGCTTTAACTCTTTTGCTCTTGCAGATGGCACCGGAAAAGCACTCAAGCTATGCGCCTCATCAATAATGATCAGGTCAAATGACTCATGCACATTGCCAAGTTGCTCATAGTTGGTGACATAAATCCCCATCTCAATCCCACTCCCACTAAATTGGTTGACAATATCAATGATGGCTTTCTTCTTGGTAACGAATAAGACTGACTTAGCACCAAATTTGTGAGCCGTTGCCATAGCTGTAAGAGTCTTGCCTGTTCTCACCATCATTGCGAGGTAAGCAATCTTATATTTCTTCAGCAGTTCAACCGCCTTATTACTTATCTCCTCCTGGTAATCCCTAAGTATCATAGCTTTTCTATTTCTTGTTGCACATCCATCCACCATTTCATTGTTGATGTGATATCAGTATTTAATGGATTGCTATGTGGGTTAGAGCATATTATTTCTTGAACAGCTACTAATGCACATTCAATTGCCACTTTTTTACTAACAACTTTTGACATATATCTAACTACTAAATATGCTGCTTTTTCTTTTGGTGTCATAATTCATCGTTTAAAATAATTACACAATCATTGCAACCTCTACCCTCACAATTCGGGCATACCTCATCAGGTTCATTCTGAGGCAATATTACAGACCTAACATAACCCATCAATCTGAACTGCTCAACAGTTACTTTGAGGTGTTGGACTGCTTCGCCAGAGTAGATCATGGCATCAATAAGTTCTCCTAAGAGTTTGTGTCTTTCGTAGGTGTTGAGGTCACCCCATTTAGGCAATTGCATTTCGGACATAGTGATTGTTTTTTTAAAGTGATAGTGTATAAAGATTTGCAGAGTCTACATTTAATCCAATTCGGCATCATGTTGCGTTTCATCTTCTTCGTAATAGTTGCCATATTTTTCTTTTTGCCAGAGTTCATAAGGTGATAGATATTGCTTCTCCATTGCTTTTGCTTCTGCTATGTCATCCTGAGATAGGTAACCTTGCCTATGGTGGTATCTTAGTGCCAACCATTCAACTGCTGTTAAGTTTTTAAGTATTCCAATATTCATATCGGCATTACTTGTTTGTGTTATTTTTATTTGTTGTGCCATAGTTTATTTGTTTTGTATTTTATCTCTCATCCATTTAGCACCCATAATCCATCCATAATCTATATCAACTCCTTTGTCAAATAAATCTGTTCCTGCTTTCTCTATCTCCTCATCACTTGGTAGTTCTATTGGGATTAGTAAATTTATAGTGTAATCCTCTGCATCTTTAATTTCGTTAAAACCATTCCAACATCCTTCATTATATGCTTCTCTTACTTGTTTTTCTGTGTATAGTTTTTGTTGTGCCATAGTTTAATATTTTATTCTTAATGTTTCATCGTTTTCTTGATTCCAAATAACAAATTCAGTTGCACTTACCACTACTTTAAATGATAAGAATCCTTTTTTTCTTTGTTTCCTTACCCATTTGATAAGACTATACCACTTCAACATAATTATTTATTATAGGTTTCGTTGTAGTATTTTAATGCATCTTGTTTTGACCAAGGATATCTATCAGAATTATATGCATCTAACATCTGCTCTTTCTCCATTGCTTTTGCTTCTGCTATGTCATCCTGAGATAGGTAACCTTGCCTATGGTGGTATCTTAGTGCCAACCATTCAACGGGTGTTTGTTTTTTCATTGTGTTTATTTGATAATTATTTCAATTGTTTTACCTCTAAGAATATCGCTTAATAGTCCATCAAGTTCCTCACGTTGTTCAGGGTTTAAAAGTGCCAACTTTTCAGTAAGCGAGTCATACGAAAATGCATCAGATGCAATCTCCTTTCTCATCCCTTCTCTTACCTCATCATCAAAGTGTGGGTAAGTTACAACATCTCTAAGTATCCAATTTAGCTTTAACGAATAATTGGCAAATATTGTGGCCCCACGAGTGCCTGGTGCTGACCGAACAAAATCCTTTGCATACTCATCAGCTAACTTCAAATGATGGATACATGATACTACTGAACTACCCATTGATATCTTTTTTCATTCGTTCTAAATAAAGGATTGCATCCATCAGTTCCTCTTGCAAATGGTTCATCCAATCAACCACATCAAGATCATTTCTCTCTAAGGTTGACCCATATTTCTCAATGCCTCGCTGTGATCGTTGGTTGAACTTGTTAACCACTTGCTCTACAATTTTATCCTTCATTCTTTTGATGTGTTAATTGATAAGATGTGCGCTTTGGCTTGATGTCCTCATTGATTGACTTCCAGAGTGAGAATGTTGTTTGGAATGTCTGCCAGTCCTTTGCTGACTCCTCAAGTGACCTGGTCAGTAATTGCCAACCAATGCCTTGTATTGCTCCACCCTTTCCAGAAGTCCTTGTTTTTGCATTAAGCCACAATATAGCCACCCCATCAACATGGTAATCATATTCCTTCAATAGCTCATTATAAGCTGCCAATTGAAGCCAATACGAGTTGTGCATATTGTTTGATGTCTTGATGTCAACAAGGTACTCTTTGCCATTAATCTCAAGCACTCTGTCAACTGTTCCGGCAAAGCCAAGCACATCAGATGAGAAATGCATCTCCATCATTCGCATCTTAGGTGTCTGAGTATTACAAAAGTCAACATATCTCTCAAACATCGCCCATTCAAGCATTTTGTACTTAGGCTTTCCATATTGGTTGACAAAGGTCACCTCTTGGTGTTGGTCATATTGCTCAGTTAGCTCATGCACAAGAGAGCCTCTCCTACCAGCCTCATCACGAATGGAGTCAGCATCTTGGCCCACATCTTTGAGCCATTTAAAGAACGCAGCATCCTTTGGGTATGCTTCTAAAATTGTGGTGACTGATGGCACATAGTTGCCGTTCTCAGTAGCATAGAACCGATTGTCCACGAACTCAATCCGGCCTTTGTTGATGTCAATGTTGAAATTTTGCATTAGTTTGTTTTTTTAAAGTGAGGTGTGGGCGATATACCCACACCATTTTTGTTTAAAAGGGTACTTCATCTGATTCTTCAGCCTTAGCTCCGAACAGACCTTTGGCATTGTTCTCAAGGAACTCCATTCTATCTGAGTCATCCCAAGTGTCCTTGCCCTTTACTTTAATCTTAACCAGGTCAGGCATACCATTTGGATTCTCACGAGTAAATGCCCACTTCAATCCACTACCATTTTGGTTGAGGAAGCATACTGACTTCTTCTTGTCACCTTCAATGGTCAGCTTTGGGGTGATTTGTACCCTTTGCGATAGGTTGACATTTGGAAGTGTCTTGAGAAAAGATGCCGAGTAACCAGATGAGAAGTTCATCTCAAGCTGATAATTCACACCATTTGACTCAACCTGTACTACCAAGAACTTGCCATAGTCACTTTCCTTTGTGCCGACTTCTTTAATTGTTCCCTCAAGAGAGTCATAGAACATCTCATAGACTTCACGACCTGCTTTGTTGATGCGAGACACCGCACCTTCTGTCTTTTCTTTAAAACTCCTCACGAGTTTTCCGTTACTGATGCTTAAAAACACTTTTGATCCGCCTTGACTGTTAGTTAGTCCCATTTTGCTTTGTTTTATTGTTTAAAAATTCTTGCTTTGTTTGGTAGCACCTAAGTATCTCTGCCATTTTATCGTTGTAAACCATTTGGTCAACAGTTTGGCTATACTTGTACTCAAAATCTTCAATCTTGTATCTGATAGCTTCTGCACTTCCTTTTGACATATAGTAGATGTCAAGTGTGAGTGAGTTGTACTCATCCCAGAACGCTGACGGTATCTGATATAAGGTTCTGCGTTGTACCATTTTTTGTACATTACTCTTGTCATAATTAATCATCACTATCCCCACTAAACTACAAGCCAGAATCAACAGGCATAGATATAGCATCTTGGAGTTGGTTTAATGTGTTGACCAATTTGATATAAGTGCTTTGGCGCATCTTACCAGAGTTTTCTGCTCTGTTAACTGTAACTGTTGTAACACCACTAAGTGATGCCAACTTTTCTTGGGTTAAACCTTTTTGTTTTCTTAGTTCTCTAATTTCTTTCATTGCTATTTGTTTTTGTTTATAAAGCAAAGATATATACTTAATACATACAAAACACAAAATAGATATATATTTTTTTTAATAATATGAAAAAACCCCCTCATAGACATGAAGGGGTGAAAACAATCATTATGCTCAACCTTAATAAGGCAGATACGAAGTCTTGCCGTTAGTTCTTACTGCTCTTAGTATCTGCTTTCTTTGCTTACCGCTTGACTTGTATGAAACATGAACCCAATCAGGATTATTTGCATCACCAAATTCGTAGATGAGCTGATCAAACTCAAGGTTATCCTTGATGTAATCAAAAACCATCCTATTGGTAACCCCATTTGGTGTGCCATCCATGTCTATATCAATCGCTTCGCCCTGGCAATGCTGTGATGTCAATGATCCACCAATTGCAGCATTGAGTTCCTTGCTTCTATATCCGGATGAGATAATAATTGGGCATCTGAAATGAGTTCTTATTGGTTCAAATATCTTCTCCGCTAATAACTTAAAATTGGCAATGTGTGCCTCTGTTGGCATATTGCTTATCCCTTTTCTTTTTGCTGACTCGCTTCTTGTTACTTCTGACAAATCAAGATGCTCTGATAATTTCATTTCCTAAGTTTTAAATATATAAAAAGTGCAATAAGAACCAAAAGTGATATCAACCAATTTAAGCGACTATCTGCTTTTGACTTGTAATCATTTGCCAAGTTAATTAAACGAGTGCTATCAGCTTGCAATAGCCTTACACGAGCATTGTCAACAATGAATGACTTAATGGTATCGTGAATGGTGATTGACTTAGTTATTTCACGAGTTTTCCACTTTGTGATGTAGGTTGTATCATTAAGGACATAGGTATCGGTAAGGGTATCAATCCTTACCAATGTATCTACTTCAACAAGTGTATCAGACTTTACAATAAAGGTAGTATCATTCGCACACCACCCCCCTTTAACCACAACCTTTGCGACTTCCTCTAACTTCTCTTGGTCACGCAAAACCTGTTTTACTGGGTTGCATCCAACAAGTAAAAGCAATAAAAGACTAATCTTTGTTTTCATCTTTCTTGAATATTTTCTCTGCTGAAGTTAAACCCAAGCAACCAAACGCAAGAGCAGAAACGGAGTAAACCAGTGCCTCACTTGGTTCAGTTTCGTAGAATGAGTTATGGTACATTGTTACGCAGATAATAATCACACAGATAAATCCGCATAAACGCTTCATTGATAGTCTACCATTTTCTTCACAAAAGAATTGCTTCATTGTTGTTCTGTTGAATCTATTGTTGATATTGAATCAGTAGAGGTTCTTTTCTTCCCCCAAAAATTAGTCTTTTCCTTGATGATTATAGTATCTCTAATGGTAATAGTCTTGACTATTTTTGCATCCTCTTTGAGTTTAGCATTTTGCAATTTTATGCTTAATACGTTTAGCAATACTTGCTTCTCTGCTTTCTCAATCTGCTTGTCAACTTTTG